TAGTGTTGAAAGTTTACAGCATTTTCTGTATTAGTAATTGAAGTATCAAGAGGAAGCATTTGAAAATCCTTCATAGCTACATACGCTTTAGCATAATTATTCTTACCCCAATCTTCACCCATTGAATGACGTGGTAATGCGTTTTGATCAAACATAATCACTGTACCTAATTCATCAATTAATATATCAGCAATTTGATTATTAACCATGTTATATCCTACTTGATATGCTTTCATTAAGTCAACTAAAGATGTGGATCTTGTATTTCTATCAGAGAATACTCTACCTTCTACAGGTAATTTGCATCCGTATAAAGAATTGTTTCCTTTAAACTGAAATGGTAATCTTCCAGGTTTAGTTCTATTAACTCCTAAATATATAGGATTCACATTATCATCTACTGTTGTTCTCCACATAGCTGGAACATTTGGTCCAATTTTTACTCCTCCCCAAACTTCATTAATCCAAATCCAATCTATATGCTCACCTTGTAATAATGTTTCTTTACTTTTGTTTTTGAAAATAGAAGTATCATAAACCGGTTTTTCAGTTAATTTATATGTTTCATCAATTATTTCTTGAGTAACTTCACCATCAAATTCAATTTTAGTTAAATGTCCAACCTTTCTTTGTGTCTTCCAATAAATTGTAGATACTCGCATTAGATTACTATCACCAAATCCATCAATGTCCTCACTTTGAGAAAGTATTTGTGAAACAATATCACCACCTTTTATAGGATCACTTATATAATTACTTACATATTGTCTATATGCTAAGCCTGGCATATTAGTATTCCAATCATGAGATTTGGTAGCATCATAATAAGAACCGTCATTTTGATAACCATTAACTTGATATTGTGCAGAACGTATAGGATATATTTTTTGTAAAGAAGTTAATTGTTTCTCTGTCATAAGATATCCATATTTATCTACGACATCTGATACAGTCATTAAATCAATCTTTCCTACATACGCAGAATCTGAAATATATCTTTGATCTGGGGATTTTTGATAAAATGTCAAAACAGGATTCCACAACTCTACATCATAATCATCTTCTAACATACGAAAATGCCAAAACTCTCTATCTGAAATAAGCATATCTTTAAATGCTCTTTCTTCTAGTTCTTGCATTTTAAATCTTTCTTCATCAATATTATGTTGATGAGATGCCCATTCTTCTACCATGCTTCTATAAGACTTACTAAAAAAATCTTCTATCTCTGGAAGGGATTTTAATGATTCTGGTGATAATTGCTGTTTAGCTTCCTCAGATGCTGGGTCCATGCCCATTTCAATCATTGTTTGTATAAGGTTTTTTTCAGCATCAGCTAATAATGATTCCTCAATCTGAATTTTTTTTTGCTCCAACATTTCATTATATGATTTGTCATCAACAGCTCTAAACTGAACTTTATTATATCTTTTAGAAAATTCTCCTCCTAAAACATTTATTACATTTGGAACAATTGGATAAAATTTAAGTTCTAACGCAGAGTCATTCTCTTTAGTTAAAACATCCATCATATCTTTATACTCATTATCTGGTTCTACTATATAATCTGATTTATCAATAATACCTTTAGCTAATTTATAATTCTTTAAAAGTCTTCTAGCATTAACACGTAAAAATTCTACACCTTTTAATTCAAGCCAATCTAAATTCCATGCCGCCCAATCATCAGTTTTTTCCGAAGCAGGTAAGAACTGTATAGGTTGAGTTAAATTAGAAAAAGTAGATATATCTTTAGCTGTAGCTCCATTTTTCAATTGCATTGCATTAAGTACTTTCATTCTAAATATATTTAGTTAATCTATTTATAATTTTTAAATCCACTTCTAATAGGTCTATTACTACTATTATTTGCTGTTTTAGTTTGTCCAATATTTTTAAAAGGACTATACTTTAATTTACTAAAATTATTTGACTTTACCAAAGAATCTTCTTCTGATTCTTGTCTTTTTGTATATCCTCTATTTGATTGTTGTATTTTAACAAATGCAATTAATGCGCCAAATGCTACCAACCTGTCCACGTTTAATCCTGGATAATATGCCAACATTTCTTTAATAAGCATTCCATCAGGGATTCTTTCTACACCCAACGTTTGACTTACTACAACACCGTTTATATCTGTTTCTTCATTTATTATTTCTCTTATAAATTCTATTGCATATGAAATTAAATGACTCTTAAATAATGTACCTGTATTCTTCCATCCATACTCTTGGTATACAGTATTGTTTGAACCAAGATCTTTTAAAAATAATATTTGTTGTTTAGGTACTAAGTATCTTTGCTTCTTTCTGGAAATCATATGTTGTATAAACAAAGATATGTTATTCTCAACTATAGTCCAGGCATTATACCATTCTATAATTAATTCTAATCTTTCATGAGTTTTATTAATATCATCAAATCTACCACACCAAGATGCAACAATTTTATCCTTTTCTAAAAACTGTTCAACATCACCAGATGCTGTAGTTCTAGTTACTTCAGTAGCATTTTTATATACAAATATACTACACAATGAATCAGACGTAGTTGTTTTTCCTTCTGAAACAGGGTCAATGGATGCATAGTAAGCACTAAATTCAGGATTTTTTACAGGTCTTTCCCATACTACAATACTACCTGTTTTATCCACTTGTTTTTTATCTACAGGAAATCTACTTATTGGTAATTTATTAGTTCTCTTAGCAAAAATTCCTTTTTCATCTCTATCTAATTCAATTAATTCAAAAGGATATTCTTTTTCTTCTATCTTTTTTTGTTGCTTACTTAAAATTCCTTGTGGAAATACTGATGCTTTTCTATATGCAAATGCTTCAGCAATATTAAGTGGCTTTTGAGATACTCTTAATTGAAACTGCTCACTGTTTAATTCACTTTTCCACTTCTCCCTCTCTACAGAAATAGCTTCTACTGCTTCTTCAACTAAGGAGTTTCCATATTTATCAATATATGGAGGCATAGACCACTGTTCTGGAATAAATAATCCTGCAATACCAATTGTGCCATCAGCATCTATTAAATTAGTTTTAACCGCATATATATCATTTGCAATAGGATTTGTAATCATATCTTTTAATGGATTACATTGTTCTAAATCACCCACTGATCCAGCAGCTATAAACATACCTGTTGTTATCATACCTGATGACATAGCAGGACGTAAATACTCATATGTTTCAGACATCTTTGGAGCAATACCAGCTTCTTCATGAAAAAAATAAGTACACGGTCCACCTACTCCAGTAGTTGAATTTTTTTCAAATGAACCACCTTGTATTTTTGATTTTAAACCCCTTGCTGTTTTTCTATTACCTACTTTAACTTCAATTTGTTGTTGCCACAATAAAACTTTTTCTGGATTACTCGGTCTATACCAAGCAGTATGTTCATTTAAAAATGTTTTATATTCATCTAAAAATTTCCATGAACCTTTGTCATTTATAAAATCTTTAAGTGATGCACCAATCTTACATATACTACCTTCCTCAAACCAATAGGTATTAATAATTTTACCCATATGAAAATATGATGATGCTATCTGTCTTTTTTTAAGTATTGCGGAATGTTTATTATTTAACTCTGCTAATAATTCATACAATGCCATATGATACTGTGCATCTCTTACTTTAGCAAAACCATACTTTTTTTCTTCCTTGTCAAATATAGGTAAGAAGTTTAACCACATATAATAATCTCTAGTTAAATACCAAGATTTATTTTTGTCTTTATAAATAACCCCTTCTCTACATTTGTTTTTTTGATCCTCCCAATATGTTGTAAAATCTTTTGATCTAAAAGGTTTATTACAATAAAAACCTTGATTATTAAAGATTCTAGCTTCTTTATTAAACTCTTCTGCTAAAGCATTAAATGCATATTGTCCAGGTTCACTAAATATATTAAGTATATATTCAATAAATTTTTCTTTGGTTTCAAAATCTGTAGTTTCCCAATTATCATTGTAATAAGTTGGAATAGATTTATACATTTATCAATATTGCAAAAATATCCCCCTCTTGTATTAATAAATGTTCTTGATCATTATGTTTCATAGAAACAGGTAAACAATGCTCTGTATATTGAACTACATCCCCAACTTTTATTTCTGTTACAGTTAATCCTACACCAATTACTGTTCCTACATTTTCTTTTTTTTGAGATCCGTCAGGAATAATAATATTAGTGTTTGCAAAATATTTTTCAGCTTCCTTTTGTTTTATAAGAATTTTTTTTCCTACTGGTATAATTTGTTGTGTCATTATTATTTATTTTTTGGTTTATTTTATTATATCTGATCATATGCTAGTCCTGCACCACCTCTAACTGTACTTTCTTGTTCTAATTTCATATCAGTAAAAGCTCCTTTATATGAATGTCTAATCTGTTCAAACTTAGCTGCTGCATTAACCATAGAATTTATATTACCATCTCTTCCATGTTCTATTGCGGTAACTTCCATATACTTAGCTAATCTATCAAGCATAGATTTAATACCAACATAAGCTCTATATGTAGGAGTTTCATAAAGTTTTTTACACATATCTAATGCATATCTTATTTTAGAATCTTCAGGAGATTCTTCTAATTTAATTTCTTCAATTATAATATCTTCTTTTTCATGTTCAGGTAAATTAAAAAAAGGATTCATATCAGGATTTGGACAAGACATATAAAAAATGTATTGATAAATCTTTAAATAATTATCAGGATATTCTTCCATAATAACATTCAAAAAAGGTAATGCATAACAATGTTCTGTAGGAATTACCTTGGAATTTTGTATATCAAATAATTTTATTAGCATAGTTATTGTTTATTAATTTTATTCAGTAATGATAACAGGTACCGGTATTGGTATAGCATATGGTTCAGATTGATTCATAAATTCATATATTTCTTCATAGGTATTTGTTACTAATATTGGTTGTCCATCTGACATTACTTGGATTAATCCAGGAATAAAAGACCCATTTACTTGTGAAAAGTATTTAGATATAGATGATATAGATTGTTTTGTAATGCATACTGGTGTCTGTGTGTCACTATTAAAATATTCATTTCCTGTAGGTGTTCCCTGTATTTTTACTCTCAATATACTTATTCGTGTTAATGTTATAGTTTGTGCCATGATTATTTATTTTCTTTTATCCACATCATCAGTGAAGTAACTTCATCTAGAAGGTATGGTAGTTCATATAATTTTATTGTATCTAAAACTGGTTCTCCATTTAAACTTTCATTAATTGGATAGCCATTTTTATCTTCTCCAACTTGTTTAAACTTTACATGTTGTATTACCAACTTACCAATTTTTAATTTAGGATTGTGCTTTTTAATAATATACGCATAAATACTGAGTTGTAAACTATAATGATTGAGATTACAGTCATCTAAATGGTTTACAGGTTTAAACATTTTGTTTGTTATTCCTTCCCAACTGGTAAATCCTTTTTCTTTAATTTCTTTATTTGTTTTATAATCATAAATGTTAATATACCCATTTACTACTTCAACTAAGTCTGCTTGACCACAAATACCAACAGATTTTAAATATACTA